ATGTAGATTTAACGGCATCCGTTCAAATATATAATTTAATGTCTGGAGCAGTTGATGTTGAAAGTGGTAGAAATTTTTCTGAAATATTTAGTGGTAGTTCTACTGTAGATGTAACTAGAGTATATCACGAAGCAATTCCTGCTATTACAAGATTCTTTGACCCATATTCGGTTGGAGCTCAGGGAACTTTAAATTTAATTTCAGAATTAGGATTTGGTAACTATTCACCTGCAGCACAATTCTTAATGATGCCTTTATATGAAGATGTATTAAGAATGCAACAAATTGAATTTAACGACCACATCAGAAAATCGACACATACATTTAATATTGTGGATAATAAATTAGAAATATTTCCAATACCAACAGGTACGGGAATGAGTAGAGTTTATTTTGAATATATAAGTAGAGATGAATTTGAACATGATTCACAAACCGTTCAAGCCGACTCACTTTCGGACTATTCGGACATACCATATAACTTTATTCAATATAGTAATATAAATGAAGTAGGTAAACAATGGATTAGGAAATATACACTTGCACTTACAAAAGAATTATTAGGAGCAATTAGAGAAAAGTATAGTTCCGTTCCTATTCCAGATGGAGAAGTATCATTAGATGGTGCGGCATTAAGAGCAGAAGCACAAGTTGAAAAGGATGCACTAATAGACCAATTGAGAAATAATTTAGAAGAAATGAGTAGAATCAAAGTTATGGAAAACAAAGCACACGAATCTACACACCAACAAGAAATGTTAAGAAAAGTTCCTTTAAAATTATATGTAGGATAATATGCCAAAATTTTTACAAGCTAGAGACATTGCATTTTTTAAATCCATTTCAAGAGAATTGGTAGATACGGTAATACAGGTTGCTGTTGTTTTATATAAAATAAACATATATGAAACAAAGGTAAACATATATGGTGAAGCTTTAAATAAAACATGGCATCAAGGTGTTGAATTATATGCATTAGCAGATAAAGAACCTGAAAATTTTCAATATGAAGGATTTGGTCCTGATAATTTACAGATGATAACATTTAAATTTGATAAAGATACTTGTAAAGAAAAAAACATTTATCCAGAAATAGGTGATATTATTTACTTTGATAATTCTTATTATGAAATTGATAACACAAATGAAATACAATTCATCGGTGGTCAACCTGATAACAATTATAGTATAGTATGTTCCGCACTTATGGTATCCAAATCTACATTAAACATAGAAGAAAGAGTAAATTAATATTATGGCAGAAAACCCATTAAAAAAAGACTTAAATAGAGCAAATCAAATAAAATCAGAAAAGGGAAACATTAAAAAAAGTGTTACTCTTTTTGATATTGATTATGCTATGATGTCTTATTTGGAAGATGTAGCTTTGCCTACTTTAGAAGATGGAAACGGCCAATCTTTAAAAATACCGGTTATATATGGTAATTCGGAAAGATGGAAGGGTGCAAGAAGAGATGGTGTTTATAGGGATATAAAAGGTAAAATACAATTACCAATTATGATGCTTCGTAGAACATCAATTGCAAAAAATGATTCAATGCCTATGTTTAATAGACATGTTTCATATAGAGCATATTCAAAATATAATAAAAATAATAGATACGATAAATTTTCAATATTAGGAAATCAAAAACCATCCTATGAAGTATATAATGTAACAATGCCTGATTATATAGAAGTTACTTACGAATGTATGGCTTGGACAAATTATATAGAACATTTGAACACAGTAATTGAATCATTATCATTTGCATCCGATGAATATTGGGGAGATAAAACAAAATTTAAATTTTTAACAACAATATCGGATTACAATGTTGTAAATGAAGTTGGTGAAAATACTGAGAGAATTAATAGAGTTGAATTTAGTTTAACTGTTAAGGCTTATTTACTTCCAGAAAAATTTGATAGTGAAGATACTACAAAAAAATCATTTTCAACTAAAAGAGTTATTGTTGCAACAGAAGTGGATGTGACCGGAAATGGAAGATTGGAAGGAATTTTAACAACACCATCACCATATTATGATAATAAAGATTTGATTGACTTTTTATCTTTAAATAATAATAAATCACAACATCCAACAACAAATAATACTATTATATTTAGTGGAATAAAATTAATAAAAGCACCTGCAGCACTAGCAAGTGTAATTACAGGCGGTATAACCGTTGCGGATAATGCATATGATGTTAAAGTTTATATAAATGGTGTTAGATATTATCAAACTACACATTTTACTGTTAGTATATCATCTTCTTCGTTAACTATAAATTTCAATTCTACAAACTTAGGATTTAATGTTACATCCGGTGACGAAATTGTAATAACGGGTAAATTTTTAGATGTTTAATAATGAAAAGAACTTTATTAAGTATAACTGAAAAAATGACCAGAAATACCGGCCATACTAATTTAACTCCCAAAGATTTAAATCATCCTGATTATTGGATATTTGAAGCAATAGGTTGGAGATTGCAAGATGTATTGAGAGAAGTTGAATATAGAGTATCACAAGATAGAATTAAAATTTATTTAAATACTCAACATATAACAACAAAAGATTGTATCATAGAAAGTGGTGATAAAGGAATTGTGGTAAAATTTATAAAAAACAATTTTGAAATGTATACTATTAATGGACAAGGTTTGGATGGTGGTGATTATATAGAAATAAAAGGAGATATAGAACAATATGCTTAATCGTTTTAATTCAAATGGTAGAAAACTTAATAGAGTTGTTCCAAAAGATATTAAATCAAATACTTTGGATAATGAGGCATATATTGCTTATTTAGAAAGTATTGCGGAAGCGGAATATGCGGAACATAATACTGGAATTAAAAAAAGTAGTTCAAAAACTCGTTCAAATCCAAATCCAACAAAATTAACTAATAATAAGAATACAATAGATAATTTTTATACGGAAATACTACAAACAAGTGCAAGACTGGTTTCTAGAAAGGTTGATGCATTTGACAATAATACAAATACATTAACGATATACAATTATACATTAGATTATGGAACTGAAAGTGCAAATCCTGATAATTTTGAAATATTGGTATTTGGTTTACATATTCCGGGAGATTATAGTGTGAAAGAAGTTGGTAACAATGTGGTCATTACATTAAATGATGGATACATTGATTTTGATAATGTAACATTAAATGATATTTATGTTATAGGTAAATTGGTATCATTACAATAGAATAATATTATGGCAAACTTAATAAGATTAAAACAAATAGAAAGTAGTTCCTTTTTGGAAGCAGCAGGAGCAGTAGGACAAGACTTTTCCCAATCGGTAATTAATATTATTACAAATGAAGTAGCAGCCGTATTACCTGATGGAGTAATTTCAGGTTCTACACAATTAGACGGAACTACAATCAAAAATCTTACGATTGCAACTACAAACGCAGATGGATATTCATTAGTAATTAGTGGGGCAGTAGCAGTGGTAGATGCAACAGGTTTGACAGGAAGTGTAGATAATGATTTGGATACAACTGTTCCTGGACAAATATATTTAGTGTCAGGAAGTGTTGCACCAAACGACCCATATGTGAGTGGAAGTGAACAATCAAATATAATTGACCAGGGAGAATGGTAAACGACAAAAATTTTATATTTATAACAGAATAACTACATTAAGGAGAATAACACAAAAAATACATGGCACAAATAATTAAACACAGACGTGGTTCGTTGGAAGCCCTTTCGGCAGTAACATCGTCTTTACAAAAAGGTGAAATAGTAATCGCATCGGGTTCATCGAATCTAACAGTAACCAATGGTAGTTCTTTGGTTTTTGCAGTTCCTGAAAATGGGCAAGTTCAAGCAACCAATAGATTCCTTATAGGAGACTCTGCACCTAATACATTTGCAGGTTCGACTTATAATGGAATGGTTAAAGGTGTTCCTTACTACGCAAGTGGTAGTTCAACTTTATATTTGTTGGGAACCGATGGTAATGAAGCCATTAATTTACTTGGTAACATACAACCATTCTCCACATCGGTAGATAGTAGATTGGATTCTATTGAAACATCATTAGGTGGAGGAGGAGGAATTGGTACAAGAGTTTCGACACTTGAAAGTCATTCGATTGCAGTTAATACATTCACAGCATCACAAGAAGCAAAAGATGTAATTATTTCCGCATACACTTCATCAATGAATACGTTTAGTGCATCCGTTGAAGGACACATAACCGACATTAATACAAAGACAGGTTCATTTGAAGGTAAGTTTACAACATTATCAACTTATACTGCATCGGTAGACGGCCATATTTCGGATATCAACTCATATACATCTTCGTTAAGAACCGCATTTACCGCAAGTGGAACAAATGTAATATTCAGCAATGATGTAACTATTCCAGGAAATTTAACAGTAGCTGGAACACAAACTATTGTTAACTCTACAACTGTTCAAATTGGTGATAATATCATTGAATTGAATGGTTCATCTGCAGCAAATGGTGGATTATATGTAAAAGATGCAACCAATCCAAATACTGCAACTGGTTCAATTCTTTGGGATTCGACAAATGATTATTGGAAAGCCGGTGTTAAAGATGCTGAAAGTAAAATAGCATTAATGGGTGGTGATAATCTTGTTACTGCTTCTTCACAAATACTTTTCACACAAGTAGACGGATACGAAACATATAGTGGTTCCGTTGCAACTTCATTCTCAGCAAGTAATGCAAACTTATTATCTTTAAGTGCATCGGTATCAACTTCTTTAAGTGCTAGTACAACTGATACATCAGCATCTCAATATTTACAAAATGTTCGGATTAATGATTTAGCATCATTTACTGGTTCTTACGCAACAACAGGTTCAAATGTATTCGTATCGAGTCAAACAATTAGTGGTTCATTAATTGTTACCGATGTTATACAAGGTACGGGAAGTATATATTTACAACCAAATGTTAATGATGCAAGAAAGCTTGAAATTTATAACACATCGGTAACAGATGTTCACATAAAAGCAACCGGTGGTCAAACCTTCTTAGGTGATGATACTAACTATGTAAAAATAGATGATAGTGCACAAACAATAACAATTACGGGAGTAAATGGTGTTGATATAACGGGCATAGGAAATGTTACAAATTATTCACAATCCGTAGATATGAGACTTACGGCGAGTGTTGAAAGTGTAACGGCTTTAAGTTCATCAATCTCTGCCTCTCAATTCACATATAGTTCTTCGGTATCTACTTCATTTAGTGCAAGTGCAGCAAGTGTATTATCATTATCAACTTCGGTAGATAGTAGATTGGATGTATTAGAAGGAACTGGAACAATACAAGGTGTTGGAACTACAAATGAAGTTACATTCCAAAAAGTAACAACAACCGGTGATGTAGTAGTGGGTGGTGATTTGGTAGTACAAGGTAATACCGTAACATTAAACACTGCAACATTAATAGTTGAAGATAAATTAATTTCATTAGCAAGTGGTTCTACAAACGCAGCAACTGCAAACGGAGCTGGAATTGAAGTTTTAGGTGCGAATGCAACGTTAACTTATGATTCAACACCAAATGCATGGACTGCAAATATACCAATTTCAGCATCAGCATTTACAGGTTCGTTTAACTTACCTACGGGTGGTTCTTCTAAGAGAATCGCATTTAGAAATACGGTTGGTAATTTAGATATGGTAACTGCACCAACAACATCGGGTGATTTATTACAATGGGATGGAACTGATTTCGTTATGAGTAATGTAATAGATGGTGGAACATATTAATAAAAAATTATAAATAATAATAAGACCCTTCTTCGGAAGGGTTTTTTTATTTTATATATTATATTTATTGAAGTAGTATATACTACATTGTTGTTATATAACTTTAAAGATTATCCATAGATATGGCTCAAAACATTCAACTCAAACGTTCTGCGTTACCGGGTAAGGTACCAGATACGGGTTCACTAAATTTAGGTGAAATTGCAATTAATACTTACGATGGTAAGGTATTCTTAAAAAAATCGGGTTCAATTGAGTCCATTCAGGAATTAGTAACAACAAATACTACAAATACCGGCTCAATCACTTTGACTCAAACGGGTTCATTTGGTGAATTGGTAGTTACACAGGATGCAAATATACAAAGAGATTTATATGTAACAAATGATATCATCGGAAATGGTGATATTGATGTGCTTGGAAATATTACAGGTTCAAATTTATTAATAAAAGGAACACTAACTGCACAATCATACATTGTAAGTTCTTCAGTTGTAAATATGACCACACAATTTGCAAGTGGTTCAACTATATTCGGTAATACATCCGATGATACACATGAATTTACAGGGTCGGTAAATATTACCGGTAGTGGTTATATAAATTCAAATAGAATTATAACCGATGCGGATACGGGTTCTTTTGCTACTTCTGGTGGATATCCTGAAAGTGGGGTCGACTATAATACCGATTCAACTACGGTTGCGGATTTTAATATCGAATCTCCACAATTTTTAATAGACTACTTATATGAAACATCCGTAGGAACTGAAGTTGGTTTAAAAGGATTTATAGGTAACACATCCGGAAGTACGTTAGTAGTTCCTGGAAATGATTTTATTGGATTTGTAATTGATGATATTGAAGTTGCAAGAGTTACTGCAGATGGTTTTGAGGGGGTAAGCTTACCTTCGGGATTAATTACCGGTTCATCTCAACTTACATCTTCATATGATACGAGATATGTTTTAAGTGGTAGTATAACACAAACTACATGGGATAATATAGCAAGCAAACCATCGGGTATAATAAGTAGTTCTATACAAGTTTTGGGTGGAACTAATATAATAAGTTCATCCTCTCAATTGAATAATACTACAATTGAAAATTTAACTATTCAAAATTTAACAACAATCACCGAAACCGCTTCTGTAATTTATAGTAGTGGTTCGAATAGATTTGGTGATTTTGGAAATGACATACATGAATTTACAGGTTCAGTATCAATAAGTGGCTCAATTACAACAATTGGTATATTAAGTGCATCGGTTATAGTTGGTGAAATAAATTCTACAAATGGTGTGGTATCTGGGTCATCACAATTAACGGCATCTTTGGATATTAGGTATGCATTAAGTGGGAGTGTTGGTGGAGGAAATAATACCATAATAGATAGTAGAACTATTTTTCTTTCTCAATCAGTTGCAACCAATCCATGGACGTTTACACATAATATAGGTTCCGAATATCCAATGATAACGGTATATAATTCGAATAATGAAATTATACAACCTGAATATATCAAAAGTATAAATTTAAACGAAACGGAAATTGGTTTTGGAACAAATGTTTCAGGTATAGCTGTCGCATCGTTGGGTAGTTTAACCGAAGTGACTGGTAGAACTATAAAACATAATTTTACAAATTCGGAAACTTGGTCATTTGTTCACAATATGGGTGACAAATATGTTGTAATACAAACATTTGACGATAATGATGAAATGATATTACCTAGCTCAATTACACTAGCTACAATATCTTCATCTATAATCACATTTAGTGAACCAATTACAGGATATGCATTGGCAACAATTGGTGGTGATTTACCGGCTATTAGTGCATCATATGAGGGTTATTCTTTAAAAATACAAAATGGATTACCAAATTGGACATCTACTCAAAATTTCATTAGTAGTTCTTCACAATTAACATCTTCATACGATACAAGATATGTTTTAAGTGGGAGTATTACTCAAACTACATGGGATAATATTGAATCCAAACCAAATGGTATTATAAGTGGTTCATCACAACTAACCAGTTCATATGACGAAAGATATGTAATAAGTGGTTCAATAACCCAAACTACATGGGATAATATTGAATCCAAACCATCTGGAATTATTAGTGGTTCAACACAATTGACGAGTTCATTTGATATAAGATATGCATTAAGTTCAAGTGGTGTTAGTAGAACTATCGAAGTATATACGGCAACATCCAATCAATCAACATTTAATACAACGGCATCTGCTAGTGTAGGAAACGTAGATATACACATCAATGGATTTAAATTACCACCATCGGATTTTACAGTTGTTAATACCAATACAATTACATTAACTACCGGAAGTGTAGAGGGTGAATTGGTTGAAATTGGAATATATAATACTTTTTTTGAAAGATATTTTGGATTTGATGATATAGAATCACTAAATCAATTTACCGCAAGTAATGGTAATATATCATTAAATTTATATACAGGTTCAAATGATACTTTAAATTCTTTACAAAATATAAGAATTGACCAAATTGCATTACATACTTCATCATTAAATTCGTATACATCTAGTAATGAAACAAGATGGACTTCATTTTTTGCATATTCATCTTCAACTGACAATAGATTAAATAATTTAGAAAGTAAATCTGCAAGTGTTGATATATCAGTAACAAATATTAATTCATTTACGAGTTCAACCGATGTTAGATTAAATACAATAGAAGGTAAATATGCAACAACCGGTTCAAATACATTTATAGGAACACAAATATTTACTGGGTCTGTTTATATAACATCGGATTTAATTGTACAAGGTTCATCGTCTTTACAAAACATAACAGCATCGGCAGTTTCAATTGGAACAAACATTGTCCAATTAAATACTGCAACACCTGCAGTTAGATTCGCAGGATTGCAAGTAATTGATTCTGGTTCAACTGCAATGTCCGCATCACTTTTTTGGGATTCCGTAAATAATCATTGGATTTATCAAAGAGAAAGTGGAGCAGTTTATGGTGGTGGTATGTTAATATCTGGTCCTAGAAATTTGGGAACATTGGGAGATGAAATTGGAATTACCAACAATAGAGTGGTGATGGGCAATGGTGGAGACCATATATCTTCATCTGGAATGTGGACTGATGGAAATAATTTATCTATACCTTTAAATTTAGAAGTAACTGGTTCTTTAACATCTCCACAAATTACTTCATTAACTTCTAAAACAGGAAGTTATGCAACTACTGGTTCCAATCAATTTAATGGTAATCAAATTATTACCGGTTCATTAGTAATTGGTGCAGCATCTGCATTATATCCGGTAAGTGTTTATACAAGTTCCGCAAATACAAATAATGTTATAGCAGAATTTTATAATGGTGACTATACCGCTGGAACCAAAAACTTTATAAGAGTTAGAAACAATGTTAGTATTGGTTCTTCAATGAGTTCATATTTTGGACAAGGACAAGATAATAATACATATATTGTTTCAAATGATTTTTCAAGAGGTGGTGACATTGTAATAAATGGTAACACAGGCGATACAACGTTTGTAGGAAATGTAATTCCAAAAACAAATAATTCAAAAGATTTGGGGTCTGCCACATATGGTTGGAGAAACATTTATACAAATGACTTACATTTGAGTAATGAGGGAAAACCGGAAGGAAATGATATTGATGGAACCACCGGAAACTGGACCATACAAGAAGGTGCAGAAAATCTTTACATTATTAACAATAAGACAGGAAAGAAATTTAAGTTTTCATTAGAAGAAATACAATAATATGGCATTAATAATTGGTGGTAATACTATAACATCCGATATAATAAAAGTTTTAAATACAAAAAGTATTTTAACAAGAGGACTATTTTTCCATTTCGATGCATCTAATATAGACTCATATCCTGGAAGTGGAACTACAATAAATGATATAAGTTCAACATCTACTAATGCAGATTTTACAACGGGGTGGAGATTACCATCTACATTTCACATAAAGGGTAGTTTATCAAGTGGTGGAAGAATTTGGTCGGCAGGTTCACCATCTGATGCAGGATATTCAGCAGTAACATTGGATAGAACATTTGCAGCAAACGAAGATTTTGATGTTGTTGCATATTGGGCACATGATTATAGGGGTATTGCAATAATATTTGGAGCAAATGTATCTCATCTAGATTACAATGGATATTCAGCCGATGGAACAGGTCCTTATGGTGGTTCATTAAACACATCAGGATATCCAAATGGTTATAGTGCAACATACCATGGACAATATCATTCACCGATTTCTGGTGGTGGAGCATCTACAACCGGATATTGGTTTAGATGGGTAAGAAGTGGAACTAATTTAAGTATACAATATTCTTCTACATCAAAAAACGGCCCTTGGACTTTAATCAAAGCAGATACAACATGTGCAGCAACTGATAAATGCACAATAGTTGCTGGGGAGGCATCAGGAACGGAAGCTTCACCTCTTGCATTAGAATATGTTCGTTCTACTAAAAGAAATGATGGAGGAACTTTGATAAACGGCCCGACTTTTAGTTCATCCAATGGTGGTTCAATTTTATTTGACGGAAGTAATGATAGAATTTCTACCGGAATATTTCCAAATGGAACTAGAACATATATGATTTGGATTAAATATAATTCAGCAACCGGAACTGCGGGGTATCAATTAACAGGAACACAACAAGGTGATGCATACACCTACACCGGTAGACAAGATTCTAATGGAAAATTATATACATATGCAGGAAGTGGGGGAAATGGTGGAGAATCAAATTATGTTTTAAGTACATCGACTTGGTATTATCAAGGATTTACATTAGCCGCAAATGGTGATGTTGGGATATATGTAAATGGTTCTTTAATAGAAACCAAAACTGGAAATGGATTAGGAAGTAGACCGACCAGTGAATTTTCAATCGGATGTGTGAACCAAAATCATTTTGTTAATGGAAATATTGCAGCCGTTCATTTATACGATAGAACATTAACAACTGCAGAAGTATTATACAATTTTAATGCACAAAAAGCTAGATTTGGATATTAATAAATAATTTAATTATGGCATTTATTATTGGTGGAAATACTTTTAATAGTACGATGGCGGATACACAAGATTATACACAAATTGTACAAAGTGGATTAAAATTACATTTAGATGCGTCGGCATTAGAATCATATCCTGGTTCAGGAACAATTTGGTATGATATGTCTGGAAATGATAATCATGGTACATTGACAAATGGCCCAACTTTTAATTCTGCAAACGGAGGTTCAATTGTATTTGACGGAACTAATGATTATGTAATAAATACTTCATTTAGAAGTTTTCAAACAACAACTGGAACAATTGCAGCATGGGCATATCCAACACAAAACACATCGGATAAATATGCAATAAGTGTTGGTAACGATGTATCTACCGGTACGAGTAGAGCAATTAGAGTATATAATGGATATTGGAGTACGGTATCAAATGGTAGTACAAATGAGGATTATAATAATATAGTCACTGCAACCTTAAATATTTGGCAATATGTTGTTTTTGCTTGGAATGGCACAACTGTTAATTTTTACTTAAATGGAACATTGTATACAACGACAAGAACCGGAATGAATACTCCTGCAGGAAGTTATGTTGTAATAGGTGGCCCCCCTTGGTTAAGTAGTTTTTGGCAAGGAAATATTGCATCGGCTAAAGTATATGATAAAACATTAACAACGGAACAGGTGTTGTATAATTACAATACTCAAAAAGCAAGATTCGGATTATAACGAAATTAAATATTTATAAGTATTATGAAAATATACGAACCACAAATAACAGGTAGTTTAGGAATAAACGGAAGTACGATAGGAAATTTTAATAATTTAGTTTCAACATCTTCATTTAATCAATATACATCAAGCATTTCAACTGGAAGCTTAGCAACTACTGGAAGTAATACTTTTGTCGGAAATCAAACGATAAGTGGTTCTATTATTCCTGCGGTTACTAATATATACGATTTAGGGGATGATACACACCAATTTAGACACTTATATTTGTCAAGTGGGTCTTTGTATATAAATGGAACAAAGGTCTTAGGAGCAACAGGACAAGAGTTACAAATCACAACCGATAACGGACAATCATTAAAGATTTTAGAAGCAGGAAGTGATACGATAACTTTACAATCTGCAGACGGAAATATTACATTAGCAACATCAGGAGGTGGTGATGTCATATTAGACCCAACATCAGGAATCATTGCATTAAAAGGAACAACTACATTGTATGCCGGAAATAAAGTATTATCTTCCGATGGTAATGCAATTCAATTCGGAAATGATTTGGGAATTACGGGTTCGATTGTAACAACTGGAAATGTTAATGGTATAAACCTTTCAACATTCAGTTCTTCGATTACAACTACCTTTAGTGGAATTCAATCTAATACAAGTTCTTTAACAACCAGATTGAATAATATTGAAATATTCTCTGCAAGTAATATAAATACTTCATTAAACGAAGCAACTTCATCATACGCAAAAACCAATTCAACAAACATATTTAGTGGTAATCAAACTATTACCGGTTCATTATATGTAACACAAGATTTGGTAGTAGCGGGTTCTTCATCTATTCAAAATATTAGTTCTTCAAATTTAGTAATTGGAGCAGCTTATGTAACTGTAAATGCAAATTCACCATCATCGAGATATGCGGGGTTATTGATTGTGGATAGTGGTTCGGCGGGTAGTTCTGGTTCAGTTTTATATGATGCAATAGATGATGAAATGATATTTGTTCATAAAGGAAACGGAACAAATGTAACGTCATCACACTTTGTATTAGGGCCTGAAACATACGATAATTTAGGAAATGAAACTTACTTAACAACTAATATATTACCAAAAGGAACCGGAAAAGAACATTTAGTAGATTCAAATATTACCGATACAGGTACGTTAATCACATTGGGTTCTAATACATCGGTAACGGGAATGTTAACTGCTAACGGATTTACGGGTTCAATTGCAGCAACGAATGGTGTAGTGAGTGGTTCATCTCAAACTATTGCAAACCTACCAGCAGGAACTATAAGTGGTTCTGCACAAGTAGTTAGTATATTATCATCATTAAACACATATACGGGTTCAAATGATACAACTAATACTGCACAAAATGCAAGATTGACAACAATAGAAAGTGTCACAGGAAGTTATGAAACAAAGGGTAGAGGTATTGTATCAGGTTCATCACAAATAACTTATACTGGTATTTCATCTATTCCAGGTGGTATAGTTTCGGGTTCTTCACAAGTAACACTATCATCAACAACCGGATATGGTTCGGTATTAAATCAGGCGGTATTAACAACATCTTCACCAACATTCGCATCCATCACTTCAAATGGTAATATTAATATACCTGGTACAAATAAAATTGTATTTAACAATGAACCAAATTCTTGGTTTTTACAAGTTAGAACAACTACTTCTACTG